TATCGGCCAGTTCCACAAATCCAATGCGATGGTGATTACCGATATGTCGCTGCTTAAGCAGTTGAACAAAGGGGGGTTAGTGCGATGAATGAGAAAATAGTGGTTCACGTAGTTGAGTGGTTGGTCGATGACACGGCGACACTCTTATCTGTCCATACTGACGCAGAGTTGGCGAGGGAAGCCATAACTGCGTATCTAAATGACACGCCCTATTTTGGTGGTGCGTTAAGTCACTACCGGATCAGACCGATGGTGCTGAATTCGACTGGATTGAATGGGGCTGAGTTATGACAGACGACGAATTCGCATCGTTTATTTGGAGAGTTTACCGCCGTGGGGTTATCCATGGGGGGATGGTGGCTGTAGCAACCGCTGCAGTCTGGTTGTTCGTTAAATAAGGAGATATTGATGAAGCGTTTATTCGTACTGAGGTACGGCAAAGGTGGAAGTCTGGTACGTGATGACGACGGTACGCCGTTGTATTTCGGCAACAAGGCTGAAGCCAAGAGGATAAGAGACACGATCAAGGATGCCGTAGTTTCATTCGGCCCTGATCACAACAAGTTCAATCAACAGCATGGAGTGAAGTGAAATGCGACCGACATTACTGAAAGATACTCTCAAGTCTTTACATGCCAAGTTACGTACGGTGGCTATTGAAGGCCCACCTGGGGGTGGCAAGACTACTGTAGTACGAGAGACTGCCAAGGAACTGGATAAGCACTATATCGAACGGCACGTACCGACGATGCTTGTCGAGGACTTTGGTGTTCCCGATATGATGAGTGCTGCACAGTCCTTCGGGTACAAGATTCCAGAGTGGTTCCCTGCCAAGGGTAGCAAGTGGGACGATGGACGCGGCGGTATCCTGTGCTTCGATGATCGCAACCAAGCAAGTGCCGATATCCAGAAGGTAATCGCTAACATTCAACAAGCACGTAACTTGCACGGTGTGCCAATGGCCGATGGGTGGCAGGTTATTGGTACTGGCAATCGCCAGTCTGATAGAGCCGGTGCTAATCGTGTGCTGTCTCACCTTCGTGATCGTGAGACTGTGTATGAGTATGAGACTCACCTTGATGACTGGACTGCGTGGGCTATTGATCACAACGTACAGCCTGAGGTTATTTCATTCATCCGCTTCCGTAGTGGGTTGTTGCATGACTTCGATTCACAGCGTGACAAGAATCCTACGCCACGATCATGGGTCGAGGGTGTTAGTGATGTGATGGGACTGGTTCCACCGGAGGCTGAATACGAGACTTTCAAGGGTGCTGTTGGCGATGGTGCTGCTGCAGAGTTCACCGGCTACTTGCGTATCTATCGGAAGTTGCCTAACCCCGATGGCATCTTGCTGAATCCTGACAAGGGTGAAGTGCCGACTGATCCTGCGACGTTGTATGCCTTGTGTGGTTCGCTTGCACAGCGTTGTAGTGAGGCCAACTTCGATAGGGCTTGCACGTACTTCGAACGTATGCCGCCAGAGTTTAGTGTGCTTGCAGTATCTCATGCGGTACGACGCAACCCTGATCTTGCTAACACGCAAGCGTTTATTAAGTGGAGTGTGAAGCACCAGACGGTGCTGTTCTAACAACAACGACAGAGGAGTAACGACGATGAATCTGAACGACAAAGCCCTGCTTGTCTCGCTGAATATCGGCGGATGGGCAGGACGCAAGTTAGACAAGCGAGTGACCAAGGATGTAGCCGTGGCTAACAATGTGTCCACTAGTGCAGGACGCTATAACAAGTCTCTGCTTCCTAACTGCACCATGCTCGAGAACATCCATAGCAAAGCAGGACTCATACGGACTGAGTTCTATGATAACACTCTGCCTTGGAATCTTGAGGGTGTGCAGTTGCTTCCGACCAGTAACTACCTTGGGTTTATGACTCAGTTCCGACGCAATCGGACTGACTGGGAATCATTGGTCGATCAGTTTGTGGATGCTTACCCTGCACTACGGGCTGATGCACAGAACAGTCTTGGCCCTTTGTATTGTGACTCTGACTATCCAAGCCAAGACGATATGCGTAGCAAGTTCTACATGGATATCAGCGTTATGCCTATGCCGAGTGCTGACTTCCGTGTGCAGTTGTCATCCGATGAGGTAGCACGTATCCGCTTGCAGGTTGAGGAGCAAGTGAAGTCTGCTCAGTCTGCTGCCATGCAGGACTTGTGGGCTAGGGTCTACGACAAGGTGAAACATATTGCTGAGAAGTGTGCTGATCCCAAGGCGATCTTTAGAGACAGCATGATCGACAATGCCCGCGACTTGTGTGAGTTGCTGCCGAGACTGAACTTCGCTGATGACCCACGACTGGAAGCCATGCGACAGGAGATCGAAAGCAAGTTGCTTAAGAATCCTGAGATTCTGCGATTGCATCCAGAGATTCGACGAGATACAGCGGCCGATGCCAAGGCCATCATGGACAAGATGTCCGCTCTTATGGGAGGTATGTGATGAACGAACAAGAGCGATTGAAGCAAAAGATGGAGGCGTTAAGAGAAAACCCGATTGATACTTCCAAGCGGCATATTCATCTGCTCTTTGATCATTACCTGATATGGGTGAAGGATCGCAATACCTACGTTGTCAATGGAGGACAGCGAGGTGCGGAAGAATTTGAAGCAAAGGTAAACGAGTTAATAGGCAAAGTGATTGAACTACAACAGGAGAAGTCACAATGACTAGCGTAATGCCACGACGGAAGGAGCAGGTAACCCCTGCTCCGCTTACCCCACAGCGTGAAGCCAAGATCAAAATGCGACTGGCTAAAGCCAAGACTAACCTTGTGCTTGAGCATCCATTCGTTGGCTCTATTGCATTGGGCTTGCCCTATTACATCGACCAGTCGATACCGACTGCAGCAACCAACGGTAAGTGCATCAAGTTTAACCCTGACTTTGTTGACCAACTGACGGATGAGGAGTTGAAATTCTTGGTAGCACATGAGTGCTTCCACCCAATGTTTGAACACAACTTCCGTCGAGGTGAGCGTGACCCACGCAAGTGGAACCAAGCCGGTGACTACATCATCAACAAGCATCTGACCGATGAGAAAATTGGCAAGATGCCAGAAGGTGGATTGCTCAACGATGGTATCTATCAGGCTGGCGGCGGTACTACGGATGGAATCTATAACATCCTGCCAGATAATCCTGACGGTGATGATCCGCTTGATGACTGCGAGGATGGCGAGGGTACTCCTGCCGAGAAGGAGCAAGCCCGTAACGAATGGAAGGTCAAGGTTGCACAAGCCGCACAAGCGGCCAAGATGATGGGCAAGTTGTCTGCCAATATGCAGCGGCTAGTCGGTGAGGTATTGCAACCCAAGGTTGACTGGCGTGATGTGCTACGCCGGTTTATTGAGAAGGCCAAAAACGACGAGCGTAGTTTCGCTAGACCTAACCGTAGGTTTGTGCAGCAGGGTATGTATCTGCCAACTATTACCGGCGAGGTGATGGGCGAGGTTGCCTTCTGCGTAGATATGTCTGGCTCTATTGACGAGGCTACGGCTAACCAGTTTGCTGCCGAGGTGCGTAATGTGTTTGAGGATGCACGACCATCCAAGTTGCATATTATTTTCTTCAGCCATGAGGTATGTGCGTACGACTTGATCGAACGTGACGGTGACTTTGAATTCAACCCTCGCGGCGGCGGTGGTACAGCATTCAGCCCATGCTTCAAGTATATGCAGGATAACGATATCAACCCTGTCGCTTGCATCTTCTTGACTGACTTGTGCTGTGACGACTTTGGAAATCAACCGGATTATCCGGTGCTGTGGGTTAGTACCGAGAATGGTACTGCGCCCTTTGGTGAAGTGGTGTTGATGTAATTATTACGGAGGTAACAACAATGGCTACTGTACGATTTAGTAATGAGTTGAAAGAGAACATTCTTGAACGAGCGAAAGCCCCGTTTGATAAGCGCAATATCGAAATCAAAAAGATACCTGTCGAGGAAGGTTTGTTCGATCTTATCTACAAGCGTGCGCTTGGGGATTGGTTTGCACCTGTCCAGAACTTACCCGATGGTTTTATGGAGGTGTACCAACAGTTCACCCTGACTCGCGTAGTTGTTCCAAACCATCCTGATATCTCTTTGCATTACACGTTTCAGTTACCGCAGCCTGTCCGTTGGGTGCAGAACTACACGGGTATCAGCAACCGAGCAGTACAAGATGGATGGGGTAGCACTAACTTCAAGTACATCGCTGACCTTAACAACGAGGACGATGCGCGTATCCACAATGTCTTTCTCCACATGAACGACCTGCTTCGACAGAATCAGGAGCGCAAGGAGAAGTTTGTGAATGGTGTGAGTATTTTGATGGAGACTCACACTACCCTTGCACCTGCACTCAAAGCGTGGCCTGCACTCTGGGACTTGCTGCCGCAGTCAACCAAGGACAAACATCTTGAGGTGAAGGAGAAGTCTGCAGCGCAGGAGAAGAAGGCAGTCATTGAACAACTGGACTTGGCTTCCATGACTGCAACTGTGGTGGTCAACAAGATGGTGCGCTAGTGGACGAGGACGATACTGCTGCTCACCATGAGCAGCGGCAACAAGAACTCCGACTCAAGGAAGAGTTGGAGCGTGAGTTACATGGAGATAAGTGGAAGTTGCTTGAGTTGCAACTAGAAGAAGTTATGTCTGAATTCTTTAAGAGGAAAGACTGATGGACTACACCGAATACACAAGACGAATGTTCAACGATTCACAAATACATTCCTACACAGGTATAGATAAATACTTTGCAACCTGCCGCAATCCAGAGAAGGGCAAGCCGCTTAAATCATGGGCACGTATCTTTAAGCGTGGTGATGACTACGTTATCTGCTGCGATGGCGTCGATGTGCTGAAGATAACACCTGATAATAAGTTGACGTTTCTTATCGACGGTGTGCAGGGTCGAACGATTGGACAGACACTAGCATCTAGCCTACATCGTGCCGTCCCTATTGCATGGTCAAGAGTTAGCACTAACCGCTATCGTGTGATCCACCTACTTGCCGCAGAGAAAACAGGTAAGTCTTTGTGGCAGTCACTCAAGACTGCGCCCGAGTTGTTTGAGGGTATCACCTTTGACCTGACGACAGGCGAGTGTGTCAACGCACGTAAAGATCTTAAGGAATCTATCCGCCCCGAGATACGCAAGGAGTGGCTACGCAAACTGCGTGTGTTCAAACGCAACATCAAGTTGCGCGCCAAGATGGGTGTGATTGATGGTCTGATTAAACAAATGAGAGAGGAGCGGGATAACTCAGGCAACGGGTTTCGTAGACCAGACTGGAACTCCCCGCCGTGGTTTGATCTACTGTATAATTCAATCTCCAACGAAGAATGCTCCACGGAATTACTCCGAGGGCTGATTGCAAGCAGCGGCTATGCCGCATGGTATATGTCCATGCCTACCTCTAATCATGTGGTGGGCTTGAGCGATACCCTTTTGAATCAGTTAAGCATTGCTTTACGTGAGAAGTTTGGTGTGTTTGATATTCAACCGAGAGGCAAAGCAGCATGACAAAGCAAGAAAAGATTGTTGATCTAATCAGCCAAGGCTATTCAGTACATGACGTAGCCAAGATGGTTAAGGTCAAACCTAATTATGTTTACCATTCCCTGTGGATACAACGTAAGAAAAAGAAAGCATCTGAACCTGTGAACTACACCGAGCAAATGCAAAGAGCGAATGAACTCACGGACTACTGCGTTAATACAGAGGATAGGTCTGTCATTGAACACCCGAGTCACTACACCATAGGTGGTATCGAAACGTGGGACTTCATCGAAGCGAAGCGTTTGAACTACAACCTTGGCAGCGTGGTCAAATACATCAGCCGCGCAGACTACAAGGGGCATGATATTCAAGACCTTAAGAAGGCACGACAATTCTTGGATCGGGAGATCGCACGCCGTGAAGGTGGCGAAGTTGCCTTTTGAGGTGGCTCATCGAACTGTACCGCAGGGTAATACAAAGACGCCATGATGAGTGGCGTCGAGTACCTAACCCAGAGTGGGCAGCAAAGCGTGGATGGAGGGATTACTGGTGACACTAGATGACATATCCCCTGCCGGTGCGTGGCGTAAGGAGTGGGATGCCAGATCACACACCGATAAAGAATACCGAGAGAAGATCAGGGAACTGCGTGATCGTAACCGTGACTATGCCGCCGAGATATATCGGCTACGTGGTTTGATCGCAGACCTTGAGGAAGAACTAGCCATAGTTCACAAACATATTTACGGAGGCGAGAAGCGTGATTAGGAAACACGAATACAAGTATGATCGTATGCAAGACGAGATCAACCTACTTAAGCAGGAGGTTTCGGAACTAGAGCATACACTTGCAAGGCGTGAGGGTGAGTCATTCATCATGTCCCTCATGTGGTTCTTTATTGGTTCAGCATTGACGGCTGCGCTTCTATCTCTGTGGTGCATCAATGCTTGAGAAACAAGACACCATAGATGCCGCTAACCTAGTACGTGAACTGCGTGGGTGGGCGAAGATACATCCTGCTAGTCCCATGACTGATTGCTTAAACGAATCAGCAGCCATCATCGAAAAGTTTCTTTCTGAGAGACAGACGATGGAGCAGTACATTTCAGAACGTGAGTGGCTGCACCGTGAAGGTTAGCCAGATACGTAGGTGTACCGAGTGCAAGCGTACGTTTGTCGGAGCCGAGTCATTCAGACAGCACCGCATTATCGGCATGAGTTGTCGGTCTGAAGAAGCATTGAAGGCAGCGGGGTTTGCCGAGACACCGAAGGGGTACAAACAACAACGACCTTGGAGGACTGGCACATGAAGATTGAGATTGACAACAGGTTATTAGAAGAAATTGCAGCAGCCGAACTCAAGCGCACCGTTGCTTCCTTGAAAGAGGATCACAAGAAGCGTAAGGCAGGGGTGAAGATAGCCATATTCGATTTGGACAAAGCCAAAGATGTTGCCGAACTGAAGCGACACATCGATGCGTTTGAACTAGTACTTAAGTACTACACAGGAGTTTGATATGACTGACCTACGCAAAGCCGCCGAGGATGCACTCGCCCTACTAGAAAGATGGGCTGTCCTAATAGACAGCGAGTGGGGAGACTGCTTTGACTTGGATGAGTTAGAAGCACACGGACGTTTACCTGACGAGATAATACATCTCAGAGCCGCGCTCCGTAGTAGTGATAACAAAGGAATAAAGTGGGAGGTAGAACCATGAACCAGACACAGTACAACCCGATTGAATACGCAAACCATGTACGCATTGGGAAAGTAGATTTATACGAGGAAGATTTAGCGCGGATGAAACTTGCCGCTGCATTCCTTGAGTGGGTAGAAGGAAGCGACACGGAACTGAAACGCCAGTGGGTAGCGTTCAAGGCGTTCAAAAGGATTACTAAGTAGTGAACATCGTAACCATAGACTTTGAGACATACTACGACAAGGACTACAGTCTCAAGAAGATGACGACGGAGGCATACATTCGTAGCCCGTTGTTCCAAGTCATTGGCGTGGGCGTTAAGTACAACAACTACGATGCCGATTGGTACTGCGGGTATAACCCCGAGGGATTTCTCAAGTCTTTGGATTTCAGCAAGTGCGCGGTGCTTTGCCACAACACTATGTTCGACGGTGCGATCCTGTCATGGAAGTACGGGATCAAACCTAAACTGTGGCTCGACACATTATCTATGGCGCGTCCCCTACATGGGGCTGTGGTTGGCGGTTCGCTTGATGCCCTGACAACTTACTATGGGTTGGGCAAGAAGGGTAACGAGGTGGTCAATGCAATGGGCAAGCGGCGATCAGAGTTTAGCGAACAAGAACTCATGGATTACGGTGCGTACTGCACCAACGACGTTGAACTAACGTACAAGTTATTCAAGAAACTAAAGCAGGGTTTCCCCGTGTCTGAACTCATGGTCATCGACCAGACGATACGGATGTACACCGAGCCTACCATCGAACTCAGTAAGCCCTTGCTTGAGGAACACTACAAGGATGTTATCAAGCGCAAGAACGAACTGATCATATCTCTACCCGGTGGGGAGAACTCAATCCAACTACTGATGAGCAACGATAAGTTTGCACAACGATTGCAGATGTTGGGTGTCGATCCACCTACCAAGATCAGCCCGAGAACTGGCAAGTCAACGTGGGCATTCAGCAAGACAGACAAGGGGATGACCGACTTACTGGATCATCCCGATCCACAGGTACAGATGTTAGTGGCTGCACGACTAGGCACGAAGTCCACCATTGAGGAGACACGGACGCAAGCGTTCATAGGTATAGCCGAGCGTGGCCGACTGCCGATCATGCTTAATTACTATGGCGCACACACCGGCCGCTTTAGCGGCGGCGACAAGATCAACCTACAAAATCTCCCTGCTCGTGGGAACAACAAGATTAGACAGGCGTTACGAGCACCGGAGTACCACAAGATAATTGCCTGTGACTCCAGTCAGATCGAAGCCCGTATGGTTGCGTGGCTTGCAGGACAGGAGGATTTGGTTCAAGCATTCCGTGAGAAGCGGGATGTGTACTCCGAGTTTGCAACGGAAGTCTACGGCCGCACCATCACCAAGGCAGACAAGGTAGAGAGGTTCGTAGGTAAGACTTGCGTGTTGGGTCTGGGCTACGGCATGGGAGCCGAGAAGTTTCGGCGCACCCTTGAGATAGGACAGGCTGGCATATCCGTAAAGATAGATACCAACGAGGCCGAACGTATCGTCAGACTCTACCGCCAGAAGAACTGGAAGATCGTGGAGTTATGGCAGCGATGTGGCTACGCACTGCAGGGGATCTTGAACGGAGGTTCAGGAACCATTAACAAATGTATCGACTACGACTGCGAAGGAATCATCCTGCCCAACGGATTCAAACTGCGGTACACCGCCCTGCGTGCCAACGGTAACGGGTTCGAATACATAGCCGACGCACGTACATATAAGAAGTATCTCGCTAGTAAGTTGGGTGGCGGCGCTCCGGTCAAGTTAGATTGGACGAAGATATACGGTGGTAAGGTCGTAGAGAATATCGTCCAAGCCCTAGCCGCACTGGTTATCCGTGAGCAGATGGCCAAGGTAGGACAGAAGTATAAGGTCGCCTTCCAAGTACACGACGAGATCATCATTACCGCCGGTGCTGCGGATGCCGATCATGCAGAAAGATATTTGGTTGAGTGTATGTCTACCCCACCTGCGTGGGCTGCTGATTTGCCAGTGGCCTGTGAGTCAGGACAGGCTGATAACTATGGAGACACATGATGTTTCACGAAGCCATGTTCGCTGCGTTCGTAGTGCTACAGGTGACCGATGCCATCTCGACTATCCATGGAACTAACCTAGGTTACGGGGAGAAGAACCCGCTACTGGCATGGTTGTTCGACAAGGTCGGAGTAACATATGCGTTACTATGTGTTAAAGGTTTGGCGATTTTGTTAACACATCATTACTTGGAGGATATCCCCACATTCATACTGGTCGTAGCCAATCTTGTGTATACGTTTATTGTATTCAACAACCTAAAGATAATCTCAGAGGACACCAATGACTAACATTAGCGAAGTAAAGTTTGCCCCCCGTAACCAAGACGCCCTGCAACTAGCCGAGGCTCTAGTGGATTACGTAAAGACCAACGAGAACGCCACTGAGTTATTTGCACTGGTCAAGATAGGCACGGATTACCACAGGTTTTCTACCAATATGAAGGACATGATGTCCCTAGTTTCAATCCTAGAACTATCAAAATTTGATTGCTTGAAACGGATGAATGAGTGAGATAGACTCAGGCTTCCAATGACTACCGCCCCGGACTAACCCTCCGGGGCAACAACCCATGCGTTTATCACATTCATATTCTGCAATAAAGTTGTATGAGAATTGCCCGTTACGATACTACCGTCAACGTATCCTCAAGGATGTTACTGATGATGGTGGTGAAGCGAGTAAGTACGGGGAACGTATCCACGAGTACCTTGAGCGCAGGCTTAAGGAGGACGCCGAGTTACCGCAGGACATTGCACATTACGAAGTCCTCTGTACCACGGTCGAGAAGATTGCTAACGGAGGAGAACTCCACATCGAAAAGGAATTGGTTCTTACAGAAGAACTGAAACCTACGGGGTGGTGGGAACCAGACGCATGGCTACGTAGTAAGTTGGACGTATTGGTACTGCGTGACGATACTGCCTACGTAATGGATTGGAAAACTGGTAAGCGCAACCCTGACTTCTTTCAGATGCAGATGTTTGCTTGCCAAGTATTCAAACACTATCCGCACGTAAACAAATGTAAGACCAGTCTCGTATGGCTGAAGCACTTGCAGATGGATACCGAGGAGTACACAAGGGAGCAGTCCAATGAGATGTGGGCTGTGATCATGGGGAAGATACGACGTATCTACAATTCGTTGGAGCATGACAAGTGGCCAGCCCGACCGAGTGGATTGTGCCGCTTCTGTCCTGCACGACACGACTGTGACTACGCTGCGCTATGACACCCGAAGGCAAGATCAAACGTAAAGTTGTTGAGGTATTACGGAAGCATGATGTTTGGTATTTCTTTCCCGGCAACAACGGGTTTGGTAAGTCAGGCATCCCCGACATTATCGCCATCGTTGGCGGTAGGTTTGTAGGTATCGAATGTAAGGCCGACCCAAGTAAGAAGCCCACCGAATTACAACGTAGATGCGGAGAAGAAATAGAAGCCGCCGGTGGTAGATGGTTCTTGGTGCGGAGTGTTGAAGATATTAACGAGGTTGAACAATGCTTATTGTCGAGAGTGCTAGAGCACTAGCACTTAAGTTAAACAACCCTGACCGTGTGTTGGAGTGCATCCCAACAGCGAAGCCATTGGTCAAGGACGGTGTGAAGTTGGTGGTTACACCCCACCGACTGGATGAGGTACGCATACTGCGGAACCTTGGCATCAAGGCTCCCTCTCCCATCCTGCATTACTACGACTGGCCCGGCCCGCACAAACCGTACAACCACCAGAAAGAAACTGCTGCGTTCTTGACTCTCAATACTCGAGGGCTAGTGCTCAACGAGATCGGTACAGGCAAGACGCAATCGGCACTGTGGGCTGCTGACTATCTGATCAAGACCAAGCAAGTGAGAAAGGTTCTCATCTTGTCCCCGCTATCTACACTTGAGCGGGTATGGGGCGACGGTATCTTCACTGGCCTAGTCAACAGATCGTTTGTCACTCTGCATGGCACAGCCGAGCGCAGACTTAAACTGCTAAAGACTGATAATGATTTCTACATCATCAATCATGATGGGTTTCAGATCATATCCCCACACTGCAACGGGATGTTCGACCTGATCATCGTGGATGAGGCGGCAGTCCTACGTAACCCATCGACTACGCGGTTCAAGGTATTCCGCAAGTTCATGGAACAGAATCCAACAACACGTTTGTGGTTGATGACTGGCACACCGACGCCGAACCTGCCGACAGACGCATGGTCATTGGCCAAGTTGGTTAATAGCCCGTACTGCACCAAGACGTACACTGCGTTTCGTGATCAGGTGATGATGAAAGTTGGTCAATGGAAATACGTTCCACGGCCAGAGGCGATTGAGACAGTCAAACATATTCTCACACCTGCTGTGCGGTACACCCGAGAAGAATGCTTTGACCTACCGGACACCATCATCCAGACCCGTAGCGTGGAACTGACTCCGGTGCAGAAGAAGCACTACCAAGCCATGCTCAAACATTTCGTAACCGAACTGGCTGCAGACAGGAAGCAGGGGACAATCACTGCCGTCAACGAGGCGGTGAAGATTCAGAAACTGGTACAGATATCTTGCGGTGTAGCGTATGACGATAACGGACAAAACCTTGAAATCGACGCATCGCCGCGTGTAAACTTAGTCAAAGAGTTGATTGAGGAAGCGGGAGAGAAAGTGATTCTGTTCGTGCCACTGACTGGCACGTTGCATATGCTGAGCCGCGAACTAGAGAAGCACTGGCCTGTCGGTGTGGTGAATGGCGAAGTACCTGCAAGCAGACGGAATCAAATCTTTCACGACTTCCAACATTTGAAAGAGCCGCACGTTTTGATTGCACATCCCGGCACGATGGCGCATGGTCTTACATTGACCAGTGCATCAACCATCATTTGGTACGGGCCGATCAATCAGAACGAGCAGTATGTTCAAGCCAACGGTCGCATTGAGCGTATTGGTAAACGGCACGTATCCAACGTGATACACATTGAGGCGACCGAGTTAGAACACAAGATGTACGAGAGACTGAAGAACAAGCAGAAGTTACAAGGCTTACTGCTAGATTTAATTAAAGAAGAAACAGAGAGGTAACTATGAGTGTAAAGGTAGATGATGTTATCGCTACGTACATGAAGTTACGTGGTCAGAAGGAAGCCATCGAAGCGCAGATGAAAGAGCAGACTGCTGCTATCAAAGCCAAGATGGAGAAGTTGGAATCGTGGATCAAGGAACAGGCTGACGTACAAGGCGTCACTAGTTTCAAGACCAAGCATGGCACTGCATTCCTTACCACTAGTGACTACGCAAACGTGGCTGACTGGGATGCTATGCTTTCGTTCGTCAAAGAAAACGAAGCGTATGATCTCTTTGAGAAGCGCGTCAGTAAGGTCGCTGTGCGTGGATATATTGAACAGACCAAAACCGTTCCGCCCGGTGTGAATTATGGAACACGACTGGATGTGAACATTCGTAAGCCGACTGCATCAGTGGAGTAATCAGATGACTAATATCGTTCCTGCAAACATCAAAGTTCCTGCTCACCTTGCCGCACGGGTAGGCGTCCAATCAGCACTTGCTCAGTCGTTGACGGGCGGTCTGTCTAGTGGCGGTACGGGTGAGTCCTATCCACGCATCAGCATCAAGGGTGCGCGGTTCCGTATTGTCGATGGCGATACTGAAACCGTACTGGATTCCACCACGCTTGAAGTTGTTATCGTTGGTGCTAACCCGCGACTGTCCAAGATTTGGTACGCCAAGCAATGGACTCCTGACGCTGAGCCGAGCGCACCAGACTGCTACTCGCTTGATGGTATCGGCCCCGATCCTCAGGCTACCAACCCACAGAATGATCTCTGTGCTTCCTGTCCGCAGAACGCATGGGGTTCCAAGGTGACTCCGCAAGGCCAACAGATCAAAGCCTGTGCTGACCAGAAGCGTCTTGCTGTGGTTGCTGCTGACGATCCTAACGGCCCTGTGTATTTGTTGCAGGTCACACCTGCTGCGCTGAAGGGATTGAACCAGTACCAGAAAGAACTTTCTGTGCGTGGTATCCCGCCTGAGATCGTCAAGACCAAGGTATCGTTTGATACCGACGCATCCTTCCCGAAGTTGAAGTTTAGTTTCGGCGGCTTCTTGGATGAGGAAACTCAGGCTGTCGTTGACGAACTGTTTGGGTCTACCAAGGTTAAAGATATTACTGGTGAGACTCCCCGAACCGCAGTTGCAGTGCCGAAGATTGCTGCTCCTGCCCCCGTTGCGCCGAAACCCGCTGTAGCAGTTGCAGAGGTAGAGGAGGTTGAAGCCCCCATCCCAGCCCCTGCCCCTGCCCCTGTGAAGCGTGGTTTCGGTGCTGCTAAACCTGAGGCTAAGCCGAAGGCGGCTGCTCCTAAGGCGGCTGCTGCCCCGACTCCTGCCGCTGCTAACTCACTGGCCGACGAGATTGCGGCCCTTGTAGGCGAGGTTGCGGATGATTGAGCAACCACCAGTAGACTTTACAAAGGTGGAAACTCTGCGTAGACACATGCTTTTGACCACTGGGAATATGTCCACATTGTTTGGCGTTTCCCGCATGACGTACTATGGTTGGGTGAAGGGCAAGCCCCTCCGCAAATCCAATGACGTTACGGTTAGGCGTGTGCTGAGACAACTTCTTGACGTAATGAAGAATCACCAATGGCCTACGCCCGAAGTGATTGCATCAGGACAGCGAGATAGGTTTTCACGCTTACAGGAATTGCTTAATACTTGAATGGTGGCGGGGGGAGAAATCCCCCCGCTATAGCGGGGCGCTATGGACACGTTGAGTTTTCTTCAGCGGGTTCTACCATCGGAAGGCTTCTTTGTTACGACTGTCATTAACCCTGACGGTAACAAGCAGGGATTCTTTTCGACTGTAGAAGAACTCGCCAAAACCGTGGTCGCATTAGACCAACGGGGTAACAACACATATTTTGCTATCTCTGCATTCATTGAGAAGGGTAGCCGTAAGCAGGATAATGTCCGTGCTACGAAGGTGCTTGCCCTAGATATTGACTGCGGCGAAACCAAACCGTTCCCTTCATGGAAGGAGGGACTCGTAGCCTTGGGTAAGTTCGTCAAGGATGTTGGCTTACCCAAACCCATGATTGTTCACTCCGGTAACGGCTTGCACGTTTACTGGGTACTAGACCGTGAGTTGCCACCCGACGAATGGAAGCCACTGGCTGAGGCACTCAAGGCTGCAACAATCGCCAAGAAGTTTGAGGTTGATACCGGGCTGACTGCGAACAGCGCACTGGTACTGCGTCCTGTTGGAACCCACAACCCGAAGAATGGTAAGGAAGTTTCTCTACTTCTGGATGCCGAGCCGACGACTGTCGCTACGATGCAAGTTGCACTAGCGGATCATGTTTTGATCCGGAGGCATCACACACCCACAAGTAAGTTATCACAAGCCCTTGTTGTCGAGAACACGCTGCCGCCGTCTAACCCCATGGCTGTGGCTGCAAAGTGCCAACAGATCGGATGGGCTATCAAGAACCAAGCAGATGTTTCCGAACCCATGTGGTACTCCCTCTTGGGTGTGGCTGCGTATTGCCAAGACCCAGAGGCCACGGCTATTGCATGGAGCGAACAGCATCCATCGTTTGATGTAGACAACACACTCCGTAAGTTGGAGCAATGGAAGCGCGTCACCACTGGCCCGACTACTTGCGCTAAGTTCAACACCGACAGACCAGACGGCTGTAAGGGCTGCAAGTTCAAGGACAAGATCGGTTCACCGGCTAGGCTTGGCGTTCAGTATCAAGAGGTGGCTGCGCCGACCGACGCTATTGATCCAGTATCCACCGATATCCCTGTGCCAAAACCCTACAAGCGCACAGCAGATGGCATCAAGTTGACCATCGACGATACGGATGTGGATGTATGTAAGTTCGATCTGTACCCAGTTTCGTATGGTCGGGATGAATCTCTTGGTTACGAGACTGTGCGTTACCACTGGAAGCGTCCGCATATCGGGTGGCAAGAACTTGTCCTGAGGCAAGCGTATCTTGCTGAGGGCAGTCGAGAGTTCCCCGCTGCAATCGCAGACCAAGGCATCGTCCTAAACGGTAAACACCAGACAGGATATTTCCAGCATATGCTCCGTGCTTACATGGAAGAACTGCGGCAGCGCCGCACCATGACTAACCTCTATGCCACGATGGGCTGGAAGGAGAACTACAACCAGTTCGTTATTGGCGACACGATCATGCGCCGCAACCCAGACGGTAGCGTGTTGGAGGATTCAATCACTCTGGCATCTATTAACAGTAAGTTGAGCCATGACTTGTACGGTGTGTCTGGCGACATGGATAGTTGGGTTGAGTTCACCCGATTAGCAGAGAAGGCCAACTTGGACACGCATATGTTTGCGCTGTGCGTTAGCCTGTCGTCACCACTGTATGCGTTCACAGGTTTGAAGGGATTAACCATCTCACTTTATGGCCCGACTGGTGGCGGTAAGACACTGGCACAGTTGTGGATGCAGTCTGTATGGGGCAACCCTGACAAGTTGCACTTCGCTGCTAAGTTCACACAGAACACTTTGTTCAGCCGCATGGGACTGTATTCGAATATGCCCATGACGATTGATGAAGCCACGATGATGCAGGACAAAGACGTTGGTGACTTCCTCTACTGGGTAAGCCAAGGTCGAGACAAGGCCAGACTGAATCGCAACGCAGAGGAACGAGACGCCAAGACGTTTGCTATGCCGGTGACGGTATCCACAAATAAATCTATGGCTGCGAAACTTGTCTCGTCCGGTATGGATACAGATGCGCAGATGGCACGACTGCTTGAGGTTACGGTCAAGCCTAGCCCGTTGTTCACCAAGGACAGCGATGCAGGACGTAAGGTCTATGACTTCCTCAATAGTACGTATGGGCACGTAGGTCGAGCATTCATTAAGAACCTATTGGAACTCGGACCTTCTGCCCTGAAGACCATCATCGCAGATGCAAACGCTACGTTCGCCAGCCGATACGACTGCAAGTTTGCGGGTGAGGAACGGTACTGGGAGCAAGCCATTATCCTTGCAGACTTGGCCGGTAAGTTAGCCAAAGACTGGGGACTTATTAAGTTCGACCACGTTAGAGGTATTACGTGGGTGCTTGATCAGATGGGTGCTATCCGTAAGACAGCACAGGAAAGCAAGGTCGATGCGTTTGATCTACTTGGTGAGTACCTTAACGATACTGCCTCCAGTGCGCTTACCGTATTCCATCAGGACGGACAGAAGGCAACCGTGGACTACAGCCGACTGCCACGATCAAGCATCTACGTCCGGTTCGACCTGCACCGCAAGACTGTTGGGGATCACTTCGACCACGGTGTTGTCATGCTCGACAGGGCGCACTTCCGTAAGTGGTTGTCTGTTAGAGGCGGCGACTACAAGTCGTTCATACAGGAACTTACTGAGGAAGGCATTGTCGCTACGCCCAAGTCCCAGAAGGCGTATTTGGGTAAGGACTCGCCCATCAAACTCGGGCAGACCTACGTCATCGGTGTCAACCTCAATCACCCCAGACTCCAAGGTATCCTAGATAAAGAAAGCCAGAACGCGGAAGACCTAGCCCTAGGTCAGTTGAAGGCGCTTTAGAACAGCGCCGCTTCTGCTTTACGCCTTCGCACAAGACCGGGAAGAACGATGCCGCCGCCCCGCACCCATCGGCTAAGTTGATCCTTAGCACCTTCCCAGTCTTGTGCGTCCACTCTCCTACGCAATGTACTGGCCCGGTATCTACCCACGCCCAAGTTATAAGTAAAGTCGATCATCGCAGCCAAAGCGCGTGGGTTGCTAACCAAACCGGGGGACGCTTTAAGTACGCCAGTGGCGTAGGTTCCTCTAAGTTCCCGCATCAACCAATCATTAGCAACTTCTCGTGAGATCGGCGGGTGATCCATAGTCACTTTAGTTCCGTCTGGTTTCCATACCGTGCCATAGCCAATGGTCGGATACCCAGCGGGACAGATATACGGCTTTGATCTGAAGCCTTCAAAGTGCCGACACAAGTCTGCCGCTAACGGGATGGCCTCATCTAGTGCGCTCATACACGCGCCCAACAAACCAGAACGACAGAATCATATTCAACACGGCCATATCATCTACGCCCCACATGGAGGTCAGCACCTGCCGCCAGTCGCCGTTCTGTTCTAGCGCGATCAGGAAGCTGGCAACCTTCACCGTAGCGTACGCAATAACAAATAAATACGTGACGAACGGTCGGACTAGTGCAGAGATAGCCGCCACCCACTTACCTGCGGCACGGGCCGTAGCAGATTGCTCCTTAAAAGCCTCACCAATGGCATCTACCTCAGCCATAGTCATCTGCGCCTCGGTCTGGCGCATGGCAATCTCACCCCTGACTTGGGCAAACCGCATCTCTGCTTCGACCATGGCAAGCTCATGCTTGCGTTCGTTCTTCTGATCAAAGAACTTAAGTGCCTCAGGTGCTAGGCGTAATAGCCCACCAAATACGCCACCTAATAACGTCTCAATCATTGCAGTTCTCCCGGTTCAATACCGTAGATTTCCAGCAGTTCCAAAGTCTCAGGACGCACGTTCTTGGGTGCAGCCTTGAGGAAACGCATGGCAGTCGGACGCGCTGCTTCTCGGGCAGCACGGTTAGCAGACCGGATGAAGTTGTTGATCTCCAGTCCAGTACCCGCAGCCGCTTCGTTCCAGTTACGCACGTTCTCTAGCGTCTGTTCCATGGCGTCAGTGTCACCAGCCAAACGCGCCTTAACGTATGCCGCTGTGTAGTCAGCCTTGATCGCCTTAGCGTAATCGCTCACGTACTTGGACAAGCGGACGATATCGTTCTGCTGAGTAGCAATGGCAGGATAGAAACCAAGGAACCTTGCCAGAGCCACATGAGTGCCAACATCTTCAGACACCACCTGACCGCGAGTGTTAGTGATGCGACCGTCACTCAGGTACGCAGTGCCATCACCCACCGCACGCATCAGCGCAATCGGAGAGTCACGCAGCAACGAGTTGAGTGATGTGGTGTCATCGCGCAACCCGACAGTCTCTGCACCATACTTGGCTAGGCCACCAGCCATACCAACAAGACCAGAGATACCACCGACCACCGGGCCAGCAAAGTTCTCCAGTTCTCGGATCGGGTCTGCACCAGCACGGAACGCTCCAGTCAACGGCAGCAAGTCACCCATACCCAAGCGGCTCGACAACGTAGCACCAGTGGTTCTATCCAACACACCACGCATCAGGTACGGGGTCATGCCCGGAGCCACGGCATCAATCCACTCGGAGAGTTGTTTCTCTACGCTTGGCGTACGCAACCCAAGTTTCTGCAGGATAGTATCCAGAACATCCATCAAGTCTTCTGCAAACGGAAGCCCCTTGATACCGCTGACCAGCAGCAAGAAGCCCAGCATCAACAGCCGACCTTCTGCAGGCATGGCTCTGAGTAACTGCACGGTGATGATCACGAACTGCTTGTACATAAAGACGTACTGCAGCACGTTGCCGCGTGCCATCTCAGGGCGGTTAAACATGGCGTACTCGCCTTGCGAGGTGTTCACCGCTGTGCGTGCAGCCTCCGCTGCTTCGCGTTCGATACGGTTCTGATCCGTAATCCCTTCAGCCTGCAGTCGCTCCTTCTCCAAGCGGTACGCAGCCAGAGCCGTTGCACGACGGTTGATCTGTTCCGTGTAAGAGAACATTCCCATCCACAACTTAATGGCTGCTTGCGCTCGGTTGGAGAAGACCTTACCGCGTGCTGTACCCACAAGTGCATTGAACTGAGCCGCCTGCAGTGTGCCTTCTTCCGTCTGTTGGAACAGGAACTCTGCTTCGTCTCGGGTCAAACCGTACTGCTCGTAGGTTCCTTCGGACAAAAGGTTCTGGATAAATTCACCATCGGCAAAGCCGGGGTTACCAATATCCTTGATGGCGTTCGAGAGTTGTGTGCTTGCCTTGGAGAACCCGTAGCCACCACCCACGCCAGTCTTTGGGTTGTAGAAGGAAAGATACGGCAGCGTGTTAGACGCAAGGGACGCCAAGTTAATGAACGCCGTGGCGACAGAACCACCCAACTGCATAAGCACGGTGGCCATCTTGATGGTTGAGCCAGTCTCTCCAGACAGCATATCTTCTGTGCTGTCCGTAATGTTTCCAGCTTCGCTATACCAACGGAGTACTTGCTTGGCTTCTTCGCGGTAGTCTTCACCACGACCAAGGGTCGGTACTTCCTTGCCATCAATCTCGACGGTGTTCTCTCCAGCCGTCGCACGCATATACCTATACATATAAGCATATTGGTCGTACTCGCGTTGTGCGCGGGCGCGTTCCAGATCATTACGTGCGCTATCCACTGCAGCCTTCAACGACGCAAGTTTCTGCGGATCGCCAAGCCACAGGCTGTTGTTCAACAGGATATCGTCAAGCCGGTGCTTGAACAGTTTCTTGGCTGCTACGTGAGAAGTAGTTTCCAGATGTTCTGACACAGACCGGATAACATCTTTATCCCAGCCCGGAGTACCAGAGCGTTGCAGGTTCTTACGAGCGCGTTCGTTCTGGTTAGTCAGCGTGGTAACAATCCGCTCGCGGACTTCCGGAGTGATGTTCACGTTGAGTCGGTTAAGCACGTAGATGAACTCGTTAAAGTTCACGGCTTCAGTCAGGTCAGACGACTGGCGAACTCGGGATATCTCCGGACGCAACTTAACGGTGACTTCTTTACCGTCATCATCCAAGAAGGTCCATGTGTTATCGCCACCGAACTCCTTCTCCAAATCCTCAGCAGTCTTGAGTGCTTCGCTACGGCTATCGAACTGGAAGTACGGCAGTGTGGCGCGTGTCGCCTCATCCAATCGAACCGCATTACCCTTGGAGTCGTAAGCAGCAAGACGTACTTGCTCAGTACCACGGCGGGTAAACGGAACGTAAGAACCAAGGATCGTACGCTTGGCGTAGTAGTCAGCGTTCCTCGACTGCAGGTCAAACAAGAACAAGTCTCGGATGGCTTTCTGCATTGAGAAGGACTGACCTTCCTTGGCTTCCTTACTGCCAGTGATCTTCTGGCGCAGACTCGGAAGTGCAGCACGCAAGTCGTCGTACTCTGCCTTCTGGAATTCCTTCAGGTCTTCGACGATTTTCGGGTCAGCATCCGCTTCCTTCATCCAAACCTTGTACACGCTGTCGTTAAACAAGGCGCGACCAAAGGCAATGACGAATTCTTCCGAACGCTTGAGCGCATCTTTATCCAACGCAACCGCAGCACTGGCAACGTCTTGACCAGCGTAACGCATACGCTTGTAGGCTTCTGCAGCCTTGCGGATAGCAGTCAAGTCATCATCAGTAAATACGTTATTACCACGGCGCAGATCATTCAGTCGGTTGATAACGCGCTTGCCTTC